CATCAGGTGAAACCAACAAGGATGCAATTGTCCCAGAAGTGTTAGCCCAGTATCACTCTTTATCTAGAGGCAAAGGGCAGATTAAGTATGTCGTCAATGGTAAAAAAGAAACTTGGGAAGAGGTTGAGCACGTAACAAATGAATTTAGAAAAGTTGGTGTGACATTTCCTGTTTGGATTATGCCAGTTGGTGCTACAGAAGAGGGTCAAACTGGTGAGCTTGATGGGTATGTGAGTGCTGGTACAATTGCAGAAGAAGCCTTTAAGAGAGGCTATAATGTTTCAGCAAGAGTCCATGTATATTTGTGGGGTAATACAATTGGAGTCTAACTTTAAACAAATTAACATATTAGATCTTGATGAGGTTGAATATCTTAAACAAATGTTTGATAAATATCCTAAAAACTTTTGGACAAGAGACTACAACTTGTTTAATCTTTATAAATGTAATATTCCTCGTCGTGTATATTCCAACGATGTTGATTCTATGAGAAGCATAACACAAAAAATAAAATCCCATCTAGATTGCAAGGAAGATACAAATTATTATTTTTTAAAATACATCCCAAACTCCTTTACACAAATCCATGTCGATAACCCAAATAGGATACAAAAAACGGCTGTAACGCTAATTGATATATCTGAAGATTTAGTTGGAGGGGAGGTTGTATTAATTAGTGGCATATCTCAATCAGATTTGATGCCAGGAGAATTTCGTCCTAATAACAATTTTAAAGATATAAAAGTGCCAGTTGTTGTTCGACAAAAGGTTGGTTCAACACTGATTTATAACCATAATGTAAAACATGGTGTTACAAAAGTTGAGCAGGGTCATCGTTTAGTTTTTATTTCATGGTATAATTAATATGAAAATAATTAAGTATAAAAAGAAACAGTTTAATCAGGACATTGAAACACTAGTAGGAAAAATCAAGAAATCCAAAGTCGAGTTTAGTTATATTGTTGCTTTATCAAGAGGGGGTCTTATTCCTGGTGTTGTTCTCTCCCATAAGCTAAAACTTAATCTTTGGCCAGTCTCTTGGTCTACAAGAGATAGTCAACAAAGAGAAACAAATACTTGGATTCCGGAAGATGTTAACGATGGTCATAAGATTCTGGTTGTTGATGATATTGTTGATAGTGGTGCTTGTTTAACGTCGCTGTTTGAAGAATGGGATTCGTGTGTAGTAAATAAGATGAACCGCGAAAATATTTACATTGCCACCTTGATTTATAACAAGGATCAGTGTATAGTGCCACAGTTTTATGCAAACAAGATTTCAAGAAAAAAAACTCCAGAATGGTTTGAGTTCTGGTGGGAGGATTCGAATGGCTAGTAATTTTTATTCTACAAAAAGGATTGGTCCCATATCTACTGGCCACCGTCAGTGGAGAGACAAAGGTCACTGTAGGTGGGCTCATGGGTATGGTCGCTATGTTAAGTTTACCTTTGCATGTACTACCCTAGATGATAAGATGTGGTGCATGGACTTTGGTGACCTGAAGTGGGTTAAGGGGTGGTTAGAGGAACAGTGGGACCATAGAATGCTCATCGCTTCTGATGACCCTTTGCTCCCTGAGTGGGAGAGACTCCACGCAATTGATGGTATTAACCTTAATGTGATGGATGTATCAAAAGGACATGGTCCTGGTATTGAAGGGTCATGTAAATTTGTATTTGATAACATTAATCCAAAGATAAAAGAGTTGACTAACAACCGCGTTTGGATTGATACTATAGAGATCTACGAGCATGAGTTTAACTCTGCTCTTTATATTAACCCGGAGGTGTAAAGATGGGTATTGATTATTCCAGCAAGATGCCAGATCTTGTATTTAAATACGATGATAAATTTTATTGTGATGAATTGCCTGACCCTCAGGTAAATCCTGTTCTACCTGGTGCTAGAGTACCTCTTCGTAAGGTTGGTATTGCTCCAGTGGATCTTCCTATTATGGTCAAGCGTCGAGATGGCCATACTCAGCAGTTGCAGGCAGAAGCCAGTCTTTATTGCTCTTTAGATGACCCTAATTCTAAGGGACTGAATCTTTCAAGACTCTATCTCCTTATGCATAATAAAATCAAAGACCATCTTTCTATTGATGGTATCCAAGGAGCACTGAAGGAGCTTGCGGAGCAGCAGAATAGTAAGAATGCTTACTGTAAGCTTCGCTTTAAGTATCCTTGGACCCAGGATGCTCTTCGCTCTCGTAGAGATGATAATCCTGAAGAGAAGCTCAGAGGCCATATTGCCTATAAGATCGAATTAGAAGGTCAATATAGAAGTGGTCAGTGTAAGTTCTTCTTGACTGTTGATTATGTCTATAGCTCAACCTGCCCCTGTTCGTTTGAACTAGCGTATGATGCTCGCACTCATAGACAAGCTGCTGCTAATGCTCATAGTCAGAGATCTATTCTAAAAGTTAAGGTTGAGTTTGATCCCGAGAGGATTATTTGGTTTGAAGATGTTATTGAACTTTGTAGAAAGCATATTCCAACTGAAGTTCAGATTGTTGTTAAAAGACGAGATGAACAAGCATTTGCTGAATTGAATGGTGCCAACCTGTTGTTCTCTGAAGACGTTTGCCGTATTATGTACGCTGCGTTAGACGAATGGTATAACAAGGGTCGTATTAAAGACTTCTCTCTAGCCGTATCGCACGAAGAGAGTCTACATCCTTGGAATGCTATCGCCGTTACTTCTAAGTTCAATCCTAGTGAGGTTCCTGGGTGTCTGGTTTAAAAGATGCATATAGTTATCGGTATAGAGGCGTTTATGGTGTCTATAACGATGCGTGTGAATTGATGTATGTTGGTTCCACTTCTTTAGGTCTAAAGAACCTTGAAGAGAACCATAGAAAGGCAAGAGAGAAAGGTTACGACATGACTAACTTTAGGACATTGCTTGAAGAGCATCAGTCTTGGAAGTTTGTATGGCTAATCAAGCCACGAAACTGCCAGCAGCCTCACATTGAGTTTGCTGAACAGACTCTTATCCAAGCGATGAAACCTAAGCATAATATTGACAAGACTCCATATAAGTCGTCAATTTATTATGACCGATATGCTGATGTCCTGCAGCTATATGGTGAAGAGTTGGAGTATTTGAATGATTAAGAAAAAGATTTGGGTGACGTTCCAAAAGGAAGGCATCCATTGCTATCCAGCTGCAGCAACAGACGAAAAGCTAAAAGATGTTGCATTCCTAGCTAACCCACATAGACATATGTTCCACTTTAAGGTTTACCTTGAAGTGTTTCACGATGATAGAGATGTGGAGTTCATTCTCTTGAAGAGAGAACTTGAGGCCCTATATGGTAATGGAACATTAAAGCTTGACTTCATGTCTTGTGAAATGATTGCAGAAGAACTTCTTACATACCTGAAAAATCAGTATCCAGGAAGAGATGTTACAATTATTGTTAGCGAAGATAATGAGAATGGGTGTGAGCTTGTATATGAGCGATACATTCCTGTTCAATCTATGAAGGATGAATAATATGACAGAGTTTTGCCACATTGCTCCTATTGACTTTCTTGACCTTGTTAAGGGTAGAAGTCATCACTTAACCCTAGCGCATCTTGTTGACACGAGCAATGAGTATACTGAGTTCTATAGGAACCAGACTTGCGTTAACATCATGGACAATAGTGCCTTTGAGATGTATAAGCAAAGCAAGCCAATGCTAACACCTGCCAAAGTTTTAGAGATGGCAAGTATTATTAGAGCCAATTATGTTGTCATGTCAGACTATCCAGGTGAGCATTCATCAAAGACTATCCAGGCAGCAATTGACCTAGCACCTCTCTTTAGAGCGCAAGGGTTTGGTACATTCTTTGTACCTCAGTCGAAGGTTGGAGATAAGGAAGATTTAATTAGTGCTTTTGATTGGGCTTCAACATCCAAGCATGTAGACTATATTGGTGTGTCTATCCTTGGTGTTCCTAATGCATATGGTGTAGAGAAAGGTAACAAACTTCAACGATTTGTTGCTCGTTTCATGTTCATGCAAGAGTTATATGACCGTGGCATCCTTCAACGTATCCGAAACAACAAAAAGAAGATCCACTTCTTAGGTATGGTCGATGGTCCAAATGAAATTAAGTTGATGGAGCCATATAGAGATTATATTGACACTTGGGATAGTAGTGCTGCTATTTGGTTAGGGTTGAATGGTGGAACATTTGATCCAAGTCCAACTGGTATCTTTGATGGTAAGTTTGAGAAGGAAGTGGACTTTGATCTCAAGCAAGCTGATACACCAATTGACTTTTACCGTATGGCAAAGTATAATATGGATTACATTGATACAATTGTAACCAAATATTTAAATGATGATCCGGGGTATTGATATGGCAGAAGTGAAATATAGATTTAGAGAAGATAAGGTCTTGATTGAGGCCTTAAAGTATGTTAATGGAACTTATCAACAGCATTATGTTGGTAAGGAAGAAGTCCAGACAATTGATGTTTGGAATTCATTAGGTAGTGTTGATACTACAGCAAGGGATACTGCTATTAAGTATCTAATGAGATATGGTAAGAAGGATGGATACAATAAAAAGGATTTGCTCAAGGCAATTCACTATATTGTTCTACTCTATCACTTCACACAACCTCAGGAAGACAAGGTATGATGATCCATATTATGGGTGAGCATGGATCTAAGCTCACAAATGTACAACCAGGCGATGTCCAGCCTAATGCTGTTGATCTAAGACTTGGTAAGGTATTTAAGATTAGTAGCAATGTATGTACTCTTTCTGAGACACAAAAAGGTCATAGAGGTTCTGTTGAACTTCAGCCAGATGAAAATGGTTTTTGGAACCTAGATCAAGGTACATATGAAGTTGTAATGGAAAATATTATTGAAGTAGGTGAAGGAGAAGCTGGATGGGTTATCACTCGTTCTACTCTTAACCGTAATGGTGTCTTCTTAACTTCGGGTCTCTATGATTCTGGCTACCATGGAGTGATGGCTGGTGCAATGCATGTTCATTGTGGACCATTTAGCATTCAGAAGGGTACGCGAGTAGGCCAATTTCTTTTATTCAAGGCTGAGAGTCTACATAAATATGATGGTAGTTATGGCTTAAATAAAGAGCATGATAAAAAGTATGGCGTATAAGTTGATTGAACATAGTAGTGCAATCTTAGAACAAGAATTGCCATTATTTGATTTTCAAAACCCACCCACTGATCCAGAAGAACTTGCAAGGAATCTTTTGGATACTATGCGAGAGCATAAGGGTATTGGGTTATCTGCAAACCAGGTAGGTCTTCCATATAGATTGTTTGTTATGGAAGGAGATCCTGTCTTTGCTTGCTTCAATCCTAAGATAGTAGACGTCTCAGAAGAGATAGTTTCTCTTATTGAGGGCTGCTTATCTTACCCTGGTGTTGCTGTGCCTGTTAAAAGGCCAGCCCACGTTCGTGTTCGATTTACAGCACCTAACGGTAATACAATGACAAGAAAGTTTACTGGTATGACTGCCAGAATCTTTTTGCATGAGTATGACCACCTACAAGGAATCAACTTCTTTAGAAAGATGCACCCAGTGCATAAAGAAAAAGCTCTAAGACAGTTGAAGAAATATACACGTTATTTGAAAAACCAACAGAGGTAATTATAATGAATATTAAGATTGTTAAGTTAGTAAATGGTGACGAGATCATTTGCGATCTACAAGAAACCAAAACAAAGTTAAAGCTCAATAAGCCATTGCTTCTTGCTTTCCAGGAAAACCGTTTGGTGTTTGTTCCATTTATGCAGTACACAACAGCAATGGAAGGTTTTGAACTCCTTCCAGCAGGTGTTCTATTTGTTACGAATCCAGTTGATTCGTTGATTAATGATTATCAGATGGCTACCAGCCAGATCGTAACTCCTCCACAGGCTGTAGGTGGTAAGAAGAGTCTCCTTCGCGCCGTGGAGTAATAAACAATGGAAATTAAAATTGAAGTAGAAGAGTTGCGGAAGAGGTCACTCTTTATAGCAACCCCAATGTATGGCGGCCAGTGTCACGGTAACTATACTCGCTCAATGTGTGACTTAACTGCACTTTGCGTGAAGTATGGTATCAACATGAAGGTCTATTATCTTTTTAACGAATCACTAATCACAAGAGCTCGTAACTATTGTTCTGATGAGTTTATGAGAAGTGACTTCACCCACATGATGTTTATTGACTCTGATATTGGATTTGATCCTAACGATGTTATTACATTGTTGGCTCTTCAGTCTGATGAGTCACAATTTGACATTATCGGTGGTCCATATCCTAAGAAGTGCATTTCATGGGAAAAGGTTAAGCAGGCTGTTGATAAGGGTGTTGCAGATGAGAATCCAAATGCTCTTGATCAGTTTGTTGGTGATTATGTATTCAACCCAGTTATTGCTAAGGAAGGCCCAACTCAGATCAAGCTAAGTGAGCCAGCTGAGGTATTAGAGATTGGTACTGGCTTTATGATGATTCGAAAGAATACATTCAAGAAGTTCCAAGAAACATTCCCATATCAGTCTTATAAGCCAGACCATGTTCGTACGGCTCATTTTGATGGATCAAGAGAGATCTTCGCATTCTTTGATACACCAATTGATGGTAAGAGAATGTATATGGGCGCTGAACTTCGTGCATACTTGGAAGCCAATCCAGGTGCCACACCCGATGAT